GGTGGTAGATCAACCGAGGTAACCTGACTGAAGTTAATTTGTCCGCCGGTTGATCCTACTATTAATTTAGAGTTGCTCATAGTTTTTCTTTATTCTAATTGTTTAGCAATATCCCCAGGGTGCCACGAGTTGGGAAAGATCCGCCCCGTTGGTCACACTTAAAGATGCGCCTTGTTCTATTGTTATTGTTTGACAGTATGTAACTGTATCTACGCTCACTACATAATCCGTAGGGAAAGGAATAGTGCACGGAAATTGATGAAGAGGGGTGTTCGTAACGTATACGATCGACTCTAGGATATTATTACCTTGAGTATAAGGAATAAATTCAACCTCACGCTCGCATGCATCTGTGTCTGCATAAAGAAACGCCTGCCCCTGATCAATGGTTGTGTAAACGATGTTACAAACATTCCAAACGATATTGGAGAAATTCCAAAAATCATCTTCGGTATTCCAAACATAACATGCGGTTGGTCCTTCTAGGGTAACCGTTGGTGCATTGGTTTGAAACACCGTGTAAGTAAAATTTCCATCTGGGAATAGATAGATCTTACCGTCCAGAACATCATTTAATTGATTAACCCCTACCGTCTCTACTTCTAATTCAACGAATCTTTTATTTCTCCGCACCACGGTAGGCACAACCGCAAATGTTTGTTTACTATATGAGTTCGTAAACACAATAGTAAAATAATCGCCTATCGAATTCGTAAGAGTATCCGAATAGATGATTAGATTGTTAGTGGATTTGGGTTGTAGGTTTAACATTCTATATAGAAGTATGATTTCCCCTGAATTTGACACAACTCCACAAAAAAAGAGGTCAGAATATCTGACCCCTTTAAGTATAAAGAATAACGCTTATTAGGCGTTGACGAAAGTAGTCCCGGTTAATGCTGCAAGGTTTTGCACCTTATAGGTCATTTCGGGTTCTTGTGCAGATAACACAAATGAATATTGAGTGGCATCGCCGGGTGCTGTTCCGGTTACTGTTGTTCCGCTCGATACTACACAACCTCTGCTTATTCCTACGAACCAGAAGTCTCCGTTGTTATCCTCGAATACTACTCTAGAAGCTCTGTTATAAGTTAGAAGTTGGATTTGTGCTCTCTTTGCCGCTGAAAGGTGTTGAACTGGTATAGTTACCGCTTGATCGAAAAATGCAGTTCCGTTTGTATTAGAAACAGTGAATGTTTCAGTGAAACTCGCCACATCTTTTGCGACTTCTACTTGATAAAAAGATCCAGTTCCTCCAGTCAACGCCGTGATTCCATTGGTGTCATCTGCTGTGATGCCGGTGTAGTCGAAATCTGTGGAAATCCAAAGAGTGCGAATTCCGCCGATCGCATCCAGACAATCTAATGGTATTGCTGCTGTTAAATTACATGTTGCTGATGGCATAACTGTTGGTTTTTTTTAAATAGGGACCGAGATTTTTCCCGGTCCCATTGGTTATTTTTAGATAGTAGAAGCGAACTGAGATGCGTAGATAGCAGTTCCCATTCTGAACTTACTCATGAAGTTTACAACGTCCTGTGAAGGATCATAGTAGAACTTGAAGTTGTCCGCATCATCCAAAAGCCCCGTCCCGAAATAGATATACTTTTTCGGTCCGACTAGGATGTGGGTGTTGCTGTTCAGACCAGGAGCACCGAAGATCGTCATGCTAGTCCCGGGCCAAACAAATGTCATCGGAGCAGATCCAGAAGCGTTAGAGATGTTAGGATACTGAGTGATCAGTGCGTTTCCTTCGTTCATCAACGCTTGAACTGCGATGGCATAGTTGCTCATGCTCATATACATCACGAGGTCTTCCTCTTGTTTAAGAGCGTTAGTCAACTTGTTGTAGATGTTCCAAATAGTATCGAAAGCGGTTCCAACTGCCAAAGGAACTGTAATACCAGCACCGGTTCCACCGATACATCCGTTAGCAACGGTTCCTTGTGCAAGTAGACCACTTAGTGATCCACCGTCACCTTGCCAGATAGTGTTTTCCACATACTGAGCGATGTTGTTGACTTTGTTGGTCGCTATTTGTTGTTCAAATGGAACGCTTTCTGCATAGGCAGAAGGAGAAAGTTGAGAAGACAACCAGTAAGTTCTGAGATCTTCAGGACATAGTTGTTCTTTCAACATCTTAGACTGAACCACTAGATCGATTTGAGAGAAAGCGGTTGAGTTACCGGTGGCACCACCGGGACCAACTTGTGCTGCTCCAAATCCGCAAGTAGCGTCTATGATGTAAGGAGAAGAGTTCAATAGGTTAATAGCAGAAGTTCCTGCTGTTTTACCTGGTAGAACTGTTAGATACTGAACAGAGTGTGGTTTCAAAAGTGCTGCTGAAACCAGGTCAGTTGATAACTGATCAGTATACGTGCTTAGGGCAGATAAATTAAAACTCATGGTTTTTAGTTTTTTTTAGAATTTTCTTTTGTTTTTGCCGAACTCGATTTTCAGTTTTTTCAGATGTTCGAGTCTGGCATCGAGAACATCTTCTGATGATGGTGAGAAAGCCTCTGTATTAAAAGTGGAAATTTTAGAAGATCCAGGGGTTTTAGACATCTTCTCTTTGTAAGACGCCATTTCCTCTTTAACTTCAGTTACATCTTTCACTACCTCTTCCAACGCCATATAGACTTTTTCCATCATCTCTTCGATCTTCTTTTCTACGATCTCTTCGATGACTTCAGTTGGTAGGTCTTCCATAGTAACTTTTTCCTCTTCTTTAACTTCTTCTTCCGCTGCTGCTTCTATCTCGACTTCAACCGCAGGTTCTTTTGCGGGTTCGGGATAGATTACTTCGGTGATCTTTCCTTGTGCATCTACGGTTACTTTGGTTCCGTCCTCGAGTGTGTGACTTCCCTCAGGTGCAGGTGCCTCTTCGCCAGATTCTGATACAACAACTAGGTCATATCCTGGTTCTAAAACTTCTGCTTTCACCTTCGTCACGCCGTCTTCGAGTAGCGCTTCAACCATTTTCACCTCCATGCCTAACAAGAGTCTGATCTGTGATAGTTTGGATTTGTAAAAGTTCATAGTTTGTAAGTTATTTTTGTGACTTATCGATTCTAAATATAAGGGATTGTCAAAATGACATTTCCCAATGAATTATTTTTCGTTTAGTATTTTGATTATTCTTTCGTAAAGTGCTTTATCTTCCTCAAATTCTGCGGCATCCATAAATGATCCTTCAATACTTAGTCCTCTGAGTTCGCCCGCTTTCACCATACCCCACACTTTCTCATCTGGCACTCTCATTTTAATCATCCAGGTTCCGGTAGGCAGATTGAATCCATACTTAGTGTTTGCTTTATCCTCCTCGTTTTCTATAATCCATGATTCCATCACATAGGAATTAGCATTCTTAGTTGGATCGTGATCAATATTAGTCTCCTTGTTGCGTAGTTCTCTCATGAACTTCTCAGATATACGTTGGATTACGTTTTCGGAAAATCTAACATAGTAGATCTCCCCGGTATCCTCGTCCTTTCTAATGATTTGGATGTTAGGTATCATGGCGGGTCCAACGATGATCTGTTCGTCCTCGGAGGCAAATAGTTCTTTGCTCATCATATACCCCCGATTAGGCATATTATAAGGTCTCTCTCCTGCCTTTCCTGGCGCTGGTCCTTTATTTTCTATTCCACCTTCTGCTGTGACATAATATTTCTGCCATCTGTGTTTACAGTTGGGTCCACCTTTGTAGTGAAAGATTGAATAGTCATCTGCTCCATCTTCTCCGAATCCTGGATTATCTCCATTCATTTCTACTATCTCAGAGAATGTATAGAACCTATCCCTGCCGACCATCTCCCTACAGAATTCTCTCGAGTTGCCGCTTATACTTCCTTCGTATTTATAAACCGTGTATCCTCTAGCAAACTTTAGATCGATGGCACGATCTCCGCTTGCTTTAGTGAATTTAAGTCCTTTAGCGCCTGGATGTTGAAGGGTGAATCCCATGTTTTTCGATCTCTCCAGGATTGCATCGTAATCTGGTTCCATCGCACTTAAAGAAACGTTCTTCAGAATAGAATCTGCTTTTCTGCCGACTAATTTTCCGGTGGGTTTCCATTTTCCGTCTTCCTCCTCGTAAATTTCAATAAGGTAACCCGGATCTTCAGGGGTTCCAGAGATCTCAAAATCTGCACCAGGGACTTTCTTGCTATCATCTCTAATAATCTCTCGTATTCTTCCACGCGGGTTTTGGTCTGCTGTTTTCCAGGATACTTCATCTCCTACTTTTAATTCTTCTATAGAGGCGAAGTTCTGCTGTGGTTCTAAGTAAGAATAGATCTTCTCAACGTGCCCGTCCATGTAAGAGACGTTATGGATCATTTGAGTTTCCTTGTTGATCTCGTGGATAATATCCTTAAAATCTTCTACTAAAAGGACTGCCTGTTTAACCTCATCAGCGGTAGCAGACTCAGTTTCAATTGCTCTCTTTTCCATTTCGAAAACTTCATCGGCAATAACTGCTGCTGCTCTAATCATTCCGGCGTATTCCTCATCTAATGGTTCTTCCATTAGATTATAAAATGTCTGGATTGCTCCAGGACACATGTGGAAATATTTGGTCTGGTAACCTAGAACATCTAATTCTTCTACATTAAGTTCTTCCCTATCCTCGGTGATCTCATCAACATAAGGAGGTAACGCACTAGGATCCAGACTCATGTTTTCATACATACTGATACACATCGCAACCGCCTGATCTTGATCCTTGCCTTCGTCTATCATTAGTGGAACGCATCTTGACATAAAGTCAGATTCACTTTCGCCCGAACTCGGTTTAATAAACGACTCTTGCCTAAAAGCAAACCAATTAACATCTATAGCGGGTTGGTCGACCAGAGCAATAGCGGAAACGCCAGATTCTTCCAGATCGTCTACTATTTCTAAATCGATTATCTTTTTACGGTTCATATTATTAAGTATATTATTTTAAAGACTTGCCAAATCAGCAACTCTTTTTTCTGCCTCCTGGGCTGAACTCATTTCAGAGGCAACAACATAGGTTTTAATGATTGGTGTGTTTGCCGGGGAAACCACAGGTTTTTCTGCCTCTGCCTGACCGACTGAATTCATTTGTTCTAACAAGGGCAAAAACTGTGAGGACGCCACGCGATTCATAACGAATTCTCCACCTTCTAGTTCACCCATCATGCTTTTAATACCACCCATATCGTGACCAGGACCACCGAGCATACCACCGGTGACAAACTTAGAACCCGCTGGTTTACTCGTTCCTCCACTCTTGCTTTCTGATGCTTTATCCTCCGGAAATTTCTCGGCTGCAATCTTAGCGATTCTACTCAGACCAGCGGCGATTGCTATACCTGCTGCTATACCACCTCTGACCGGAGATGATGGATCTGGAATAGGCAAGAATTGAGAATTATACGCTTTTGAAGCAGAAAGATAAGTGTCTATTGTGGTCGATGCAATACTAGTTGCTTTCTGTAAATTAAATGCTGCCTTAGATTTCTTTGCATTTTCTCCCAGGAATGCCTGAGTTAGATCACTGATTAGAGTTAATCCTGCTTGCACCGCCTGCAGTTTTAATTCCTCATTGGCACGTTTTCTTTCTAACTCTTCCTCATCTGCTATTCTCTCCCGTTCTTTTATATCTAGTTTTTTCTGAAGAATCTCCTCATCGATCTCAATTGTCGATTCCCCCTCTTGCACCATGAGTTCCCTTTTCTTCTCCAGGTTTTCTACTTCTAAGTCTTGAGATTGGGCATCATACTCTTGTTGAGTGATTAGACCATCTAGCAAACTTTGTTTTAGAGCAGCAGCCTTTTGGGCATAAAAAACGTCTACGTCTGCTAATTTTTTCTCGAATGCTTTTTTATCGAATCCATCCTGTTGTGCATCTCTTTCCCTCTGTTGTTGGGCGAGCAGAAGGTCTCTCTCTTTAATCAGAGCATTCAGAGTGTTTAGTTGTTCCTCTGTTAGGTTTTTCTTTTCCTGATAAAAGGCGATTAGTTGATCGAGTTCTGCTCTTTGTGCTTCTTGCTGTTTTTCTAGTTTTCTTCTTTCCCTTTCCTCCTCGTCTTCTGCGGCGTCAATATATGCCTGATCCTCTAACTTCTTAATGTTGGCAAGATGCTTTTGTAGTTCCGCTAATTCCTTATCCTGTGACGCCTTTCTATCTGCCGCTGCCTTATCCCTCTCCCCTGCTATTTTTTCATTCTGACGATTGATTAAACCCGCTCTTTCGTTTTCGAGTTTCATCAGTCCATTCTTTGCCTCCTCTATAGTCTTATCCGCTTCTGCCGCTACCGCCTCTGGATCAAAAAGTAAACCACTTGATTTATCCAAAAAGTCTGTGGCAAAGGTGGTTGCCTCTTCGATTACTCCCATATAAGCAAGACCTTCTGTTAATGCATCAACTGCACCCAATAAAACCATAATAGGTGCGGATAGGAAACCGATGATGCCTTTTGTAATCTCCTGGTTTCTTTTTGCCGCGTCTACCTGTGCCTTTTTAGTGTCTTCCATAGTCTGCAACTGTAATTTCGCTGCTGCTATGGTCTGATCATATTGGTCTAATTTGATCTGGTAGATCTCTTGTTCGCTCTTGCCCTGTAATTTTAGAATCTCCTCTTGCCCTTGAACGGCATCTAAATTCTTGTTTTGGATTTCTAAATTTGCTGCTGCCTCCTCATTCAGTTTCTTTTGCTCGGCGGAAACTCCAGAAACTGCTGCTTTAATATCGTCCCAATAGGCATATATTGCTCCGAGAGCAACAACAAGTAGACCGATACCGGTTGCTCCAATCGCTGCCTTGATGGATCGGAATGCCCCAACCGCCACCTCCTTCATGGTATCGAAGGCACGGGGTAGATCCTCGAGTGCCTCCAGACCCTGGGTCAACGACATGGCAGCTTGTAGTTTGACCATGGTCTTCTCAAAGTCTTTGGCGTCTCCGCCCGCTAACGTGATGGCACCTTGAATGGCAGAGAATCCACCAGCAACCGCTGCTAGGGATCTAGTGACCGCCTGAAACTTTCCGCCACCGGTAAACGCCTGGACAGCGTCGTTGGAGTCGTCCAGAGTATCCTTAAGTTCTGCTGCTCTTTTAGCGGCGAGAACGGTTGCTTCTGCGGTCGCACCCAGTTCCGCCGTGAGTTTCTGAACTTCCGCAACCGCTTCTTTGTATTGCTGTCTGAGATTCTTAAGACCGGATACTTCTAATTCTATCTTTTCCGCCATGAATGCTATTTATTTTTAAGTATGACTTTTTAATTTTTTGTTTATGGTGCCCATTCGAAATTAGCGATCCAAAGATCTGTTCCCACCGGACCTAAAATCGGTCCGACCGTTGTGCCCGCTAGAACGGTATCGCTATACACTAGACTCGCTCCTTTATAGATTTGGATAGTGATGTCCCCGCCATAAACAGGTGGCACCGTTAATTGAAACCCGATATAAGACTCTGGGGTGTAATAAGCATCGTGTATGCCATAGAAACTATTACCGACTTCGAGGAAAGTCTGATTATAGAAGGTGTTAACTCCGTCGAACGAAATAAACGGACTGAGTTCCATCTCAATGTTAACCGCTGTGTTATTAATAAGTCTGACGTTGAATGTCTCCGTTCTATCGGGACATGCGACCACGCTACATACTGCATCTGGTCCGGTAGGCACGCCATTTATAACTTGTCTTTGGATGTCACCGTCTGAGAGATAGAATGCACTGCTAGGTCCAACGGGATATTGTCCGTATGGATCATAATAAAATCCGGTGGACCCGGTTAATCCTTGCCCGTAACTCCAGGTTGTAATAGATCCACCAATCTCAGGACAGCATGCATCATTAGGACTTCCCGTTGGTCCAATCCCGTATTCCCTCACGTAGGGAAGTTCACTACAGATGCAACCAGCGCAGGTTCCAACCTGCATTATGTCTACTCCATTAGGTCCAACTTGCACGGCGTTGCTAGAACCAGATTGTCTATACCAATAATTAGGAATAACCGTGGTCGGCGGGGAAACCGTAGAGTAGATTTTGGTCGAAGTTTCTAGGGTTGCCCCATCTCCGTATACCGTTACCCCGAAGGCGCCACAACAACACACTGTGCAAAGATCCGGTCCCGAACACACCGTAAAGGCGTTGTATCCTGTGGGTTCACAAGAGCAACCACAGGATGCTGCGGTGATGATGTTGCCGAACTGACCAACCTGCCAAACCGTGGTGCCGTCCGAATAGTATCCTGGTTGGGCATAGATGGATCCTGAAGAATCCTGGAACAACTGATAAGAGGACGCCATGAATTTAAGGTTGGAATAAACCAGAAGGGTCTGGTTTTCACAACAACATGCGGTGCAGATATCCTCTCCAGAATAACATAGAGTTTGTGGATAATAAGGACCTTGATCACTAACCGAGGTGATGCTGTAGTCGAAGTTGTTGCCGAGTTTTAGTAGTCTGACCCGGCAGTTTTGTCTTTCCCCCAACACAAAATCTTTAATCTCCTGCACCATCCACCAGGCGTCTTTGACCCAAATGATGTCGTTGAATCTGAGCGTCTGTATGTCCTCGCTGTTTAAGGAGAACGTTGCCTCCATAATTCTGGAATAGGGATCATAGGTGAAGTTCCACCATTTCTCCCAATATTGGGTAAATGAGGTTTTGGTTGTGCGTCCATAGAATCCTGTAATCGCTCCGTCCCAATACTGAGGCACGTTTAACCAGTTTAGATCAAAAGATAATTGGTTGAACGGGTAGAGATCGAACTGAGATGCCACCGGATACTTAGTCTGGGCAACCGAACTTAATCCGTTTTTCAGATACCAGGTAAAAGAGGTTGGATTACTTCGAAGTCCGTTGTAGAACAGTAGTCTCGGTTTGATCTGAATCGGTTGTCTTTGTGTTTCTGTGTCTTTCGCAAAGTGAGGAATAATAAACGAATCGTTGCCTGGGATAGGTGCCAACGGGGTTGGGGCAAAGAAGTTCGTCAGGGTTTTTTCGCCCGTGATAACTTCGATTTGCGAGTCCGTTTTAAGTTCGCCAAAGATTTCCTTGTTCTGTTGTTCATACAAGAAATTATAGAGATCCCCTTCCTTGCTATCGCGATAATTTATTCTTCTGGGTTGAGTATAGAACAGAGGAGTAAGACTAATGTCTTTGCTCTCGTCTAGTTTATCGGTCCAATCTCTTTTGCCTCCCTGATTGATCCAGTCCTTCCAGGGTTCAATTAGAAAGTTACGGGCGTTTTCTGGATCCGGTTCCCAAACGAGTTTGAATCTTTCGTTGATGCCCTTAATGAAATCCAATTGCTTGTATTGGAATGGCATGAGTCCTTTGGGATCCACAACCAATGGACCTGTAACATTCATTTCCCCTAATTGGATATCCAGATAGGTAAATTTAAAAGTTGAAGTGCCTATCTCAAAATGAAACACATCCCCTGCAACCGCCGAGGCGGAAAACGTAAACGAGGTTAGACCTAATATACCTGTGGGATCATCTGTCGCATATTGAGTGTTGGCGGAAAATCCTGGATCAACATAGGCGGATTGAGTGCTCACTGCAACCCCGTTTCTCATTAGTCGGATGGAGAAAAATTTAGGTCCACTTCCCCCGGCAAGCACGTAGTCACATAAAAGATCCTTCAGAACAAAAGTGTATGGCGAACCCGTGTAAGAGGCAACGTAAGTGCTGTTGTTTACATTGACCGCATTGGCGGGATCCACATAGGGTTGACCAAACAACAACTTCTGCCACGGTGCTGTGAAAAAGATAAACGAGAGAGAAACCGGCACATCCGCATCCACCGAGGCAACTGTTACCGCTGATGCCGTGTTGCTTGACATCATATACATGCTCTTAAAAAAAGCGGTGTTTAGAAACTGAGATGTGTAGGTGAATCCTGCCTCATCGAAGATCTTATCCCAAACCGCCTTTGCCCTAATCATAGGTCTTAGTTGGTTGGGATCTAATGGATAGGACGAGTTGGTGAATCCCCGAGTCGAGGTTGTGCCGTTCCAGACGGACAGAGTGGAAATGGTCGGCACGTTGTTGGCGTCGTAGGTGTATCCATACTCTGCCAATGGGTAAACTATATCGCCCCCGAAAAGTCCTGTTGCTCCGTTGACCCAGGATTTAGTTACCGCCTGGTAATTGATGCTGTGGGCGTATTGAGAAAGGTTTAGTTCCGATAGATCTTTGGGACCCACCACCGAACCGAACGTGCTCGTTTCCCCGTAGAAATTTAATTCGTATTCGATCTTAGTGGTCTGGTCGTTTCTGACTATCTGTTGCAATCTGATTAGACCCGACATAAAATAGGCACCATCCACGTTGATGTAGGCGAGTGCTCTTTTGCTCGCATCGAAATCCTGAGCGTTAACATTGAACACCGCCTCGAAGAACCGAGCGTTCTTAGCGGTGTGTGGCACCCGAAATGATTTAGAAAAAGACGAGGTTGTCTTCTGGGGTTCTTCTAGTCCCTGCACGGATTTGGAGATCTTGATTGGTTCCGCTGGATAGGTGTCCAGAATAATGTAGGTCAAACCTCCTGTTGCGCCCGGGGACTGTGCGTATAGTTCTATGTTCTGAGTGCTCATTAAGTGTTCTGTTTCGGTTGGACTTTGGTGTATTTGAGTTCGAAGATCGCCTGAGTTAATTTCACCTGCTTAATCAATCTGTAGGTGTAGGTGACATTGACAACCTGCACCGTGTATGGTGTGGGATCTTCCCCGATGTATGCCCAGACCTGTGGGGATTCGGGAATACCACCCAGAAAGTCTAGTTGGTCTTGAGTTACCCAATCACTCTGTATATTAAAGGTTGTCTCTACAACTTTGTTAAACGATTTTGCCCCGCCTCGTAACCAGTTGCCGGTCTTATCCACCGCCGAAGAGAGATCGACGGGGTAGGTGCCGGACCAGTTAATGGTTGGGGGAGAATAGGTTTCCCCTTCCGATTTGGTTGTTCTCTCGTAGAACTTAGTGAAGGCAGAAGAGTAATCCCGTCCGCCCAGATCGTTTAACCAGGAGAGTCTGACCCGAGGATACAGGTTCATACACTCTGTAGACAGGGTGAACGTCACAAGTTCTGACACCGCCTGTCCAGGTAGGGTGCTCGCCGTAGCAGACGCTTTCGAGAACGCCTGAACGGTATAGTATGCCGTGCTGTTGTTAAGCGATAAATCGGCGGGACCACACCTGAAATACAGCAACAAAGATTCCTGACTGAAGGTCTGAGAAACATAGGAGTCTACAGACTGTGGTCCTCCACCCTGTGTCAGATTGTTGTAGTAGTTCGTTGTGGCAAGCAGGGAATTCGTGTCGTCATACTCCTTGATCTGTATTAGTTGCACCGCCTTCTCGTAGGCATTACCAGAATCCCACCAGTTTAAAAAGGAGAGCGTGTGGTAATCGTATGGGAACACCGTGATCGAGTTCGAATCCCTCTTCAGAAACTTACCATTGCCGTCCATGAGGTAGTCGCTCCAGAAGTAGTAGTTCGTGGACGTGTTCGAGGCGATATCCACCGCGGTTGCATATGGAAGTGCGGCGGGTAAAACTCTAACGGGTTCTGAGTTGTTCTCTGATGATCCAATAGAATAGGCGGGTGCACCGGTGGCGCCAGATCCATTAAAGATTGTTTCCACCCCGTTGACCTTGTATTCTTCCCCGACCTTTAACATGACGGTCGGTGTGATCTCATCGGAATTTCTGTATCTCGGCGTCCACCCTTCTTCCAGGGCGTAGTCTGTTAAGGAGACATATGCCTGCATGATGGACTGAATATCCACGATGCAATTGCCCTGTGGGTTTGGTCTTTGTTTGAGTCTGTAGGTGTATCCCGTTGCCCCATTGACATAGAGGTCTATGACATACTTCATGTCGCTCTGTCCAAACTCGTCCGAGGTGAACGAATACAGGATCGGGTTGTATCCCTGTGACCAAACGTGTGGTCGGTAGTTGACTGCGGTGATGCTCATCTTATTTTACGAGTAGTTTTTTCGATTTCCAGATTTGCTTTACGGATTTGATCTTTTTTCCAAGATAACCAGTTGAATGCTGTTCGGATCGGGAGAGCTGCAGCGTCTTGAAATCTGAGAGGACTTTCTCCAGAAAGGGTATTGAGTAGTTCCCACCAAGATCTGGCTGCAGTAGACTTTTGAGGTTCTCCTGGTCTTTTGGGGGTAGCATCTTCATTGGTTCGCTCTGTATTAAAGAGTCCACTATACTCTCGAGCGATCTGTTTGCGTATTGCAAAAAAAAACTATTGGCAGATCTAATATAGGCGAGAGGTAATCGTTTAAATGCCTCCGCCCTTTCTGTGGACGCGCTGGCGTCGTAGTCCTCCAGGATAACTAGTTCTCCCACCCTTTTCTTGATTGGGCGATATAGGATAGCGGCGATTTCGTTCAGTCTCTTATCTGCATTAGGGGCAGAGAAGATGATGTCCAAATCTGCGAACTCCCCGACGGTCATATCCTCTATTTTGGGCAGGGAATACTCCTTGCCTTCGAACTTGATGATCGGTTGGATACTCTCCGTGGTCCTAGTGTTCAGGTAGATGTGAATCTGACACTCGTCCCAGAGGATCAACCAATCGGAATACTTCAGTTGTCTTAGATCACTCTTAGGACATCCGGTCACAAGTTCAACAACGTCATACTCAGATCCCTTTTCTGCTTTGTTCAGGATGTCCTGGAGAACATAGTATTTCTGTAGGTCTATGTCCTGAAAATCGTAGGTCGTGCCCTTAATCTTAAATTTTGGTGTGCTCATCTAACTCTTATTTTGTTTCTTCTTAATTGAAATTTAGTCCATTCGGCGGTTGCACGTGCAAGTATGTCCATCACATCCAGTCTTGTTGTCTGATTCAGCGAGGTCCAAAATCTCGGGATTATTCCGCCCGTGCCTTTTCCCGGTCTGGGATTCCATGCCCTGCGATTTGTCGGTTCCGTGTAGTAAGGTCCGGTTCCGAGATCCACATACACACCGTAGTCCTCGTAACTGCTCCGGAAGAAGATCTTGTCTTCCGTAAAAACTGGGGTGACCCTGATAGATTCTCGTAAAGCACCAGTCTTCACCGGGGACTGTCTTACTAATTCGTCCTGTATAAGCCTCGCTGCTAATAGTGCTCCGTTCAGTAGTATTTGATCTGTCATTCATTTGCTTAATTATCAAAGGCGGCGTCACACAAGTTAAACGGAGATTTAACTTCCACTCTAATCTCTGCTGCCCATCCCGCCAGGTTATTATTAAAAGATTCGAGGTAGGGCTGCATAATAATTGGGGTTTCGAGATTGATCCCAACCTCATTCCAATCGGTCATCAGGATCTTACTGAAGATGTCCTGCATAATAAGCAGGGTGTTGTTGTGGGTGTTGATCTGAAGATCTTCCTCGTTTACCGCGATGTCCGCCACGTGAAAAGTAAATCCGAGCACCATCTTACCGAACCGGTCCATAGAGGAAACTCGGGGTATCATAAACACCAACGGGAATCTTTGGAAGGGATGTGTGGCGTTCTGTATGTCCAGATCTGATAGTGCACCAACCTGAAACTGCTTAACTGCCTGATGGGATAGGGCGATAGAACGAAATAATTCTGTGACCTGTTTATAACTGTTTGGTTCCGCCATACGAGCGTTTTAATATAAGTATGTTATTCTGTGTATTTATCGAAGGTTTTAAAAAGTCTCTATGGGGCGGCGGGATTTAGCAATCGTGGCGTATTTAGGTCCGTCCTGGATGCCTTCCATCGCGTAACGTAAAGAATCCATGAGGTGATTGTAGGCGTCGATGGGTTTGTCAGTGCCCGACCGGTAGGAATAGTTATAGAATTCCTCTTTCAGATTCTCCGATCTCGGGTTGGCGAACACCTGAAAGGTTTGGATCTTATCGATGCCCGACCGAATCGAGTCTGGACCTTTGGTTGCCCCGGTAACGTTGCGCCACCCTAATCTCCTGAGGGTTTCAATAGATCTCGGATCTGCCGAGTCTGCCCAGATGCTGGCGGACTTAGGTATACCCGCCATCTCCATGCGTCTGGATAGATCTTCCGTTGTCAACCCTCGATCATACAGAACTTCCTCCACCCAGATGGTCTTACCCCGTTTGTGTAATCTAATAAGGGCGGTCGGATCAGACGCGAATCCGAAGTCCAACCCATATAACACCTCGCTTTCTGGATTTGGCGTGAAATCTGACCATCCCCAGTTCTTGAATACCTGTCCTTCTCCTATATCCTTCCATCTCCCAAGTATATGGTGGGAGAAATATTCTGGATCTGTGACCGCGGCGAGTTGCCACTCTTTCACCTTTTCGGGATCCAGATTGTGCACGTTGTCCCTATAGTCCGTGTGGATAAACTCATGGGTGGATTCCCATTTGGGATTCGGAGACTCATCGGGCAAGAACCATCTTTTGAATAACCAGGAGGACTTAGTGGTTGGGTTGAACACGATGAGGATCTTACGTTCCACCCCTTTGGTTCGGAAAGAGTCTATGAGTTTAACGTATTCCTCCTCGGACGGAACCTCCTGTGCCTCGTCTATGAGTAGGTGGGTTGGGTTCGCTATACCTTTACCTTTTGCCGTCTGGGTGGAATCGGTCATCTTAAAGGCGTGGGTAATGATGAGGTTGTCGTTCAGACGATTCCTTATCTCATCGTTCTTGATCTCGATATACGGGGCGAGTTTCCATTGGGTGATGATGTCAACTATATCCCTGTAGATGGAATTAGTCAGAGATCTCTGGGTGAACCTCGCGATCACACCCCGAAAATAACTCTGCCCCATCAGTTTCATTACGAAATAGGCGGCGCAATTAGTTGACTTGCCCCCGCCTCGACCACCTGAGATAACGAAATAAGTTTTATCGGAATAAAATAACGGGGCGTAGGGAGATAGGAATTCGAATCTGTCTATCATACACCCTCACCGTTGGATTGGATCTTGTTGTCTGGTTTGGGAGGTAGAACTATTTGGATCGGGGCGACGGAATTACCCTCGGTGTCTTCTAACACCTGACGGGTTACCGGACCGACGAATCTCTCGGATATCTTGACATAGAGTTCGAGGTAGGCGCGGGGATTCGAATCCCTCAGTTGGTCTAACGCCCTATGTAGTTCCTCTTCCCTGCCTTCTAATAGGTTGGCGAAAATTTCTTTGACCCTTCGAGTGGTCTCGTTGACCGCTCCCTTTGGTCTGCCATTAGGATTATAGTTATTGCCGGGTTTTGCTGCCATATAAGATTAGTGATGTTTCTTAATCTTATATATGCAAATCCCAAAAAGTGACAGAAGGGGTTCGGAAGTTTAGAATAAAGAGTTGTTTTTATTTTCTTCCTCGGTAAACTTTTCCACCTCGTTACCCCATGCGTCCCATCCAGGATATTGCTGACGGGCGAAGAGTTCTATTCTTTTACAATCGGGGAACATCCTTTTGATCTCATCCCGAATAATATCTGGTTTACGGGAATGTTCTCTTCTTAGTGCCTCGTGCACTTGCTGAACATTATTTGCCCCTAAATGCTTAGTCATCGATCCCCGTGTTCCAAAAATACATATCTCTGCTCCTTTATTTGTCCAGGGGGCGAGCATCTTAACGGTCTTGCCATTGACGGTTTTCTTTACCCAAATAAATCCTATAGTCTTATAGGTGAATCCCCATGCCTTCATAATATCTAAAGCATAGGGCAAGTGATGATCTGTAGTCCACATAAAGCAGGCGGCTTCTTTATCGACAATATCTTTTATCGGTAGGGCGGCGATATCCTCGGAAGACATCGTGTTGTATTGTCTGCCAGCAGAAAATGCTTTTTGTCCATTATTCGTAACTATAGTTTTACATATTTTATCCATCTCCCTATTAAAGTGCCAGGGTGGATCAGCATAAACAATCTGGTAAGGATCTACACTTAGTTCTTTTAGTTCTTCTATTGACATGGTGGAA